CTACTAGTATTAAGAATATATATATTGTTAGTTGGAGTGTTATGTATGTAGTCTGAGTGCATATCTACATATGTACTGGAGTGAATATCTGTCTTTTTATCCTTATCTTTAGTATGTACTCTGGGTGCATAATTACTTTTATGCTTAGTATTAGTTAATGGGCCTTTCGGAACATCTACCTTCTCTTCGAATGATCTATCATCTACTGTAGCTATTGCTTTCGCATCCTCTTCCTTAATCTTAGGATCAAAGACCATGAAGTATTTGTTGCCTTTTAATCCAGGATGTTTCTTCGCATATCTTATGTATCCCCATTCAATTAACTTCTTAATGTGCCTGGATACAGTTGATTGTGTGATCTGTAGGTTATTGGCAATAGTAATCTGATTAGGCCAACACACACCGGTTCTAGATGTGTAGTTACCTAGACAAGCCAGGATCATAAAGGTCCTCGGATAATTCTTAAATCGAGGATCTACTACAGCTCTTTGTGGTAGTACACAGAATGCTCCAGGTGTCTTGCCCTTACCATAATCAGCTTTGTTCTTTGGCATCGAGAAGTTGCTTTTTAATCTTGTTGAAGTCGTTCCATAATTCTAATCCATGATCCTTCTTCATGCTCCAATGTTTGGTGTTAGTTTGTTTTAACTTCTCATGATAGCATACAGTTGTGTGATCTCTCTGACCACATTGCCTGGCTATGTACGTTACACCATGCCTGGTTAATTCTAAACTTAGATTAATAAATAAAGATCTAGCTCGAACTAATTCCTTGTACCTTCTTGATCCTAGTATCTCTGATGGAGTGAAATCCATGTACCTACACACAGCAGCCATAATATCATTGAGCCAGATCCTACCTTTGTACTTCTCTGGAGTGTATGCGATAGCTGCTTTCTTTAGTTTTAACTCTTCTTGTTTCTTCTCTATCTCTTGCTCTAATTGTTCTATTTCAATTACATCTAGATCATGTTTAGATAGTCGGTTTAGCTCTTTTGCTGGTCGTATAACATTATTAGGTATTGGGGTTACCATCTTTATCCTCTTTCTTTTTTAGTTTTACAATCTTAGCGCCAGGGTTCAGTAGCTCCTGTAAATCTTCCTCAGTTAAATCTTCTAGATTTATGTCTGTTAGATCTTTTTGTTTTTTCTTTTTTAATTTATTGATTTGATCTGTTAGCTCTTTGAGTAGCCTCTCTAAATACCAATGAGCTTTACCGGCATCATCCCTGGCTCCTTCAAGAGTTACTACCTTCTTACCCATACGCATTATGTATTTTAAGATCTGACCTTTGATGTATCCAATCTTCTCTGCTGTTGTCATTTGTGAGATGATCGCATCAAAAGTTTGTATTGGATTATCTTTGTAGTGGGGTGGATTTATTTTATCTGCCATATTATTCCTTCCATTCTATTGTTGTTGTGTGAGTTAACTCTTCGTTAAATTTAATGGGATTAAGATGTTGTTTGATTTTGTTCCAATCATCTATTGAAGGATAACTGAAACCTTTTTCATCGTATCTAAACCAATGCTCAACTGTAGTTAATTTTATGTTAGTTAATGCAGCTAAATCTTTTGGATTAGTTTGAGATCTTAAATAATCTACAAACTCTTTTTGATTAGGTAACTGATCTCTTTTTACCATCTCATCTTTTAAAAGTGATTGTATTTGCTCTGGATTGTTTTTTAATTGTTCCATTGCAATATCCATAGACAAAGTTTTTTGAACCGGATGATTAGATGATCTTTTTACCTTACCAGCTAATATCCTAGCAGCATACTTTTCAACATTTTGATTAGTATCCATTGCTGTTGGTGTTCTAAACATCTTCTTGGATTGCTTGAATGATGCATTGTCCAACTGCGTATGCGAGTTGGGGTACAACTGCGTTTCCGAGGGATTTAATTCTGTCCACCCTATTGGGAACCCCATTAGCCACTCTACCCACATTGGGTTCAGATGAGAACCAGGAGCTTTCTCTTGAAAAGCTACTTCTGTTTCCAAATATTTTTTGTGTCGTAGCTTGGCCATGTTCTTTGTTAACTTCATTGTCATACCTATTGCTGCTCTTGGAGTTGGCCACATTCTTACTGTGTCTGCTAGGTTCAGAGAATGACTGTTCTTGCCATCCTTCGTTAATCTTCTCCCGGTTGGAGTTAGTTTCATGTTGGGATGTTCTATCTCTTGTGTCGTTGGAGTTGGCCACATCTTGACTGGGTTCGAACTCGCTGCGTCTTTTATTGCTGTTATTAAATTGATTTGATGTTTCTTTTCTCTCAAATTTTTCTGACTTCGTGGACCTCTCTTTCCATCCCATGCATTTGGAGTTGGCCATAGCAATGATGAACACTCTGTACCTTCGGTGTGGGGCATTGATTGCACTAGCTGGTAATATAAAAGGTTGTACTTCGTAACCTTCGCTTTCCAAGTCAGAGATACAAGCTCCGAGTGCCATTTGTACGTTAATAAGGCCTGGCACATTTTCTCCAATAACGATTGATGGTTTTGCATCTTTAATAATTCTAAACATCTCTGGCCATAAGTGTCTTTCATCATTTTTGCCTTTTTGTTTTCCGGCAACAGAGAAGGGTTGGCAAGGAAATCCTCCCACAATAACATCGGATCTAATTTCTTTACCATCTATATCCCTCACATCTGGAATGATTGGAACATTGGGCCAATGCTTTTTTAAAACTTTTTGACAGAAGGGATCTAATTCTGAAAATAGCTCTGTCTTGAAATGTCCTGTCATTTCTAATCCAAGATCTATTCCACCAATTCCAGAAAATAATGATGTAACTGTTAGCATTCACTTTCTTGCTCCCATGATTTGTTTTTTGATTTTTTTTCGTTGTGGTAATCCCATCTCCAATACTTCTGTGATTAAAGTGACCATAGGAATACGTTCTTTCTTGGCCTGGACCTTCAATTTATCCTTTAAATCTGCTGAAATATTGAGGAAAATAGGGGTTAATTGTGTACTCATATTTTTTTTTCCTTTTTATTAAATTAACTGTTGTAATTTATATATCGTAAATATATATTTAGGAAATGAACAATATAAGAACAACAATGATAGGAGTTAGTACAATGAAGAAGTATGTGGGTTACACTAGAGTTAGTACAGATAAGCAAGGTAAAGAAGGTTATGGATCTGCTGATCAATTACAAACTATTAATGAGTTTGTTAAAGATGGTGAATTAATTAATGTTTATCAAGAGCAAGAAAGTGGATCTAAAAATGATAGGCCAGAACTTAATAAAGCATTAGCTGATTGTAAAAAACATAATGCAATATTAGTTATACCTAGATTAGATAGACTATCTCGTAACCTGGCATTCACAGCATCACTAATGGAAAGTAAATTAGAATTTGTATGTTGCGATATGCCATCAGTAAATAAATTTACGATACAAGTTTTGGCTGCTGTAGCTGAACAGTATTTAGATACTTTAAGAAAGAATACTAAATCTGCTTTGGCCCAGGCAAAAAAAAGAGGAGTTGTTTTAGGTAATACTAAAAACTTAAAACAAGCTGCACAAAAGGGTAATGCTAAAAAGAAATTGTTAGCAGATCAGAAAGCACAATCAGTTGCTAACATTATTTCAGAGCTTAAAAAGTATGGAGTAAGTACATTGTCTGAAATAGCTAAAGCTCTTAATGCAAGAGGAATTCCTACAGTTAGAAATGGTGAGTGGTATCCATCTACTGTAAAGAATTACATGGATAGATGTTCTGTTAATGTTCGTCTTTAATATAAACAAATTGTGTCTAAAAGATAAACTATATGAGATCATTTAGACACCTTAACAAAGGAGTAATGATGATTAACTTTTTTAGAAAGTTTAAAGAGCAAATTGTATTTGCCATTGAATGCATAACATTCTTGATGATGTTAGCTGCAATGTATTTTTTAACAATAGTATTATGTGCGTTGTCAGATAAGTGTGCTGCGTACTATGGAATGATGGGAGGTCTGTAATGAAACTTACTGATTATGCCAGAAGGGAAATAGGATCTAGCTCTATTCCAAGTTTAGTTTTAACCGATGAAGGTTACATAGGTTTCAATTCACCGAATGATGAATTGGAAAAGGCAATCAATGCCTTACAAGGAAAGGAAGTTATAAATGACATAGCTAACAATCCTAAAGTTAAAGCTGGTACTGTATTGGAACCAGCAATACTCAAACTATTTCACAATGAGATATTAAAGATAGGTGCTGAACAGAAAGCTCCCTCTATAAAGGTTGATGTTCCAGATAAAGCATTCTTCTTTGATGTTGATGGTGGAAAAATTGGTAGCTCCCTTGATGCTCGTATGGAGCTGGAAAGTAAATTAACCTTAATCGATCATTCTAATTCCTCCCACGAATTAAATGGTATGGGTGTGATTGAGATTAAAAACTATTCCGGAGCTGCCATTGATCCTGTATCAGAGATCTATAAGCTCCAGGTACAGGCCCAGCTCTTAACTACCGGTTATAACTATGCCATCTTGGTAAGGCTAGTTAAGGGTTGGGAGTTACAATGGTTTGTTTATAAACCTAATAAAGAAATCCAGGCAAAGTTAATTGATGCTGCTGTAGAATTTTGGCATAGAGTTGATGGTGTACTTGAAGGTGATAAGTTACATTATGCTGCTGCTAATTCTAAAGAGGCATCCAGGATCTACAAAGGTAATAGATCTAAAGATGTTGTTGATCTAAATACCAACAATGAAATGCCACAACTTATTGATGATTATATAGCTGCTGGTAAAGCAATCAAAGCATCAAAAGAAATCCAGGACAAGGTATCAACTAGATTAAAAGAAATACTAGGTGAGAATGAGAAGGCCGAGTGTCATGGGTTTGTAATTAATCATACAACATATGAGAAGGCGAAAACTAAAATGGTTAAGGTAGAAGGTGCAGCTCCTACAGTAACTCGTAGGTTTTCAATTAAGGAAATTAATGGATGATCCTACAAAATATTTTCAAATCAATAGTTATTTATTGGCTAGAAAAGAAAGTGCCAGGCTTGTTAGAAATAAAATTTATGAAAAGACAGGCCTGGAGCTTGAGGTTCCATTCATTGAAGAGCTTATCGAGTATGTTGCAATGGCAGCTATTGAGGGCCTTAAAATACAAAACCAAATATTTACAATTCATATAGATAAAGGAGTACCAAATGAACCAGAAGGAAACGATGACGATGACGAAACACAACACTAAAAATATAGTTGAGGCTTTAAGTAAGTTTCAAGAAGAGGCTAATGTAGCAAAAAAGGAAAGTAAAAATCCTTTCTTTAAATCTACTTATGCTGCATTAGAAGATGTAATAGCAGCAGCTAATCAAGGGGCCAAGTATGGATTAGCATTCACACAAACTATTGATTACGATAAAAAGATAATCGATGGAGTAGTTGATACCACAATGTATGTAACTACAATCTTAATGCATAAGGATAGTGATACAGAAATTACATCCAGGTATTTAATTGTACCAAAAAATAATAAGTATGATGACAGCCAGGCCCTGGGATCTGCAATTACTTATGCTAAAAGATATTCTTTACAGGCTATCTATGGATTACCTAGTGAGGATGATGATGCTAACTCTTCAACACACAATCCAAAAGTAACTAAACCATCTGAAGAAGATATGAGATGGATTACTTTTTCTGAAGAGCAAAGAGCAGAGATGTTAGGCATAGTACAGAATGCAGCAGAAGATATGGAAAAGAGATTAGATCTTCTTGAGCAATTTGAAAATGATAACAAAGTTAAATGGGATCTATGTAAGAAAGCTCATCCAACAGCTGGTGATCAGATTACAGTTAAGTGTTCTTATTTAAAATCACAATTAAAAAAACAAATTAAGAAGAAAGATGAGGTAAACAATGCCAAACCTAATGATAACTAAAAAACAATTAAAGGTTTTTGATTTCATAAAGAACTACCAAACAAAAGAAAGAGTACCTCCTACTGTGCGTGAGATTGCAAAGCATATGGGATGTGTTCATTCTAATGTACATCGAATGCTGCGTTTACTTGAGAGAGATAATCTTATCAAAGTACATCCAGCTAAACCAAGGGGCATTGAATTGTTATGAAAATTTTTAAGAGTAGATTTAGTAAAGAGTTTATCAAAGGTTTAATAGAGGCATTTGATGGTACTGATGATGTGGTAGTTATCACAATACCTGGATCTTCTGAACCTTACATAGATCCTTATCAAAAGTTTTACTCTGCTAATGATCCAGAACTTTCAAAGCTAGAACATAATCCAATGTTTCCATCTAATGTTGAGATCAAACCTTACGAAGAATTTTGGTTTGAAAAAAATAGAGATCGCATTGAGCATATGTTTTTAAAAAATCCAAAGGAGGATCCAAGTGGTAACTGATCAGACAAAAGAAATAGATAGATTAACAGAAGAAAATAATAATTTAAAAACAATAAACAAAGGCCACAAAGATTTGAATGGTGAGCTGCAAACTAAACTATCTAAAAAAGAACAAGAGATTGTAGCCTTGTATGAAAATGTAAAATTAAAGGACAAGACTATATCAAAATTAAAGGATAGAATTCAAGAGATAATTAAGCAGCTAGTATTACTTTGTAAATCGTGAAACTATTTGTTTTGATTTTATACCTGGGTGTAGGATCTGAATTGTACATGATGCATCCTGTCCAGGTTACAGAAGAGCAATGCCAGGATCCTCATGAGCATAATTTATTTGAGCATCGTATCATTAAAGATGGTGATGCAAAGCTAGATAGATTTTTTTATTATGATTATGTAGTCTTTGGTACTTATTGTGCTGGTTTATTAGGTGCAGTAGAGAACATACCAAACACTTTACCTTTAAAATGATTTTAAGAGCTTTACAGAGGCTTGTTTATTTGGACACCCAATCATACCGGCTACCCTCTTAATGTTAATCTATGGGCCTCTCTGATAGCCTTTTGGCTGCGTTTATCGAACACTTCCATAGGATAACAGTTTCTATCCCCAAATCCGAACTCATTGTTTTTTGTTTGGTAAGATGCAAAGGTTCTTACAAACTCCCTACCATCCTCCTCAAAGATGTCATAGATATATGCCTCTGTAATTATCTCTGCACACTTCATATTATGGTAGTCGTTCTCACCGGCAATCGTGCTATCACCAACAATATCTAACCAGGTTAATTTCTTAAAAAAATATTTTGTATTATTTATGGTAACTGATTTCATTACCGGCCCTGGCCCTTGTACTTTTTAAAACTTCTTCTTTTAGATTTATTCATTTTTGCTTTGCTTGGGTTCCTACCTATATTTGTTTTATGAAAGATAGGTTCATGAGGTATGAATGTTGTAAACTTTTGTTTAGACAATCGTACCATCCCATCTATTATTTTTATCTAATCTCATAATGTAAAGTTTAGGTTGTCCATCAATGACAGCTCCTGTTCCAATAACAAATCTCATTTTAAAATTACGAGCATACTCAAAAGCTAGTGAAGATTGTTTTGTTAAGCAGCCACATTGCATTGACCATATTAATGAAGAAGGATTTGAGAAGTATTGTATGTTCATCTTACTGTGGAAATGGCCCTGGATTGTGTGAAGGCCATATTGCATAGCAAGTTTTAATCCATCAGCTGACATACCATGTGTAGCAAATGCTTTAGATCCATCTGACAATGGGATTGTAATATCATCTACCCATTTCCATCCTGGGCCTACATCTAAAAAATCATTATAAGATTTTAAGTAAGCCCTTGGCATTCCATGTTTCAATGCTCTTCTGTATATTAAAGATGAATGGTTAGAATGTAGTAGTGTCATTTCTGGAAAAATTTTTTCTAATTTATGTAGTTTCTTTTTAGTAGCTATTAGCTCATCACCGGCTGACATAAGATCTGCGTCTGTGTCATGGAATGAGAGTGCGTGGGCATCAGCCTCATCACCCAGATTTAAAACAAAGTCTGGCTTAATTTTTTTCTTTAATGCTTTTAAGAATGCAAATGCATCTGGATGTTCCCAGGGGCAATGAAGATCTGATATAGTAAGTACCCTTGAATAGCCTTTAGCCGATGAACTCATCTCGATACCAATCCTTTACATTAAAGCCTGGACAATGTGGTTTCTTTGGTTCTACATCTGAATGTCCAATGACTTCGATTTCTGGGTGCATATCTTTGATTGTTTGTATTACATTATGAAGTGTGTACATCTGATCTTCTGTAAAGTTATCGCCTCTTCCCACCAAGCACACACCTATACTTTTACTATTAACTGCAAGAGCATGACTACCCTGTAGCCTTTGATCTCTTCCAGGTTCTAACTGTCCAGATCTTCTAATGATCCAATGATAACCTACATCATCCCAGCCTCTTTCATCCACATGCCACCTTCTAATATCAGCAGCTCCCACATCCATATCAGCTGGAGTATCAGCACAATGTACTACTACATATTTAGTTTCTTTTCTTTCTATCATTTTACTTCCTTTATTATTTTATTAATATGTAAAGACTTATCTATTGCTAACACCTCTAATTCTACTTCAGCCTGGATACATTTAAATGTAAGTTTACCATTGGTGTTGCGAGTAGCCTCTCTTCGTAATTTCATACATGAACTCAAGTTGTCAGTATACATAAATTCGTTTGCTGTTTTCCAATCGCTTGGATCACCCTGGCTATTAAACATTAACAATGCAAATACTATAGCTATACTTTTCATTAGTGAGATCCATTTCTTAATTTATCAATTATCTTCTCTGACTTTTCAAGTCTATCTTCAAGGAACTCTACCTTTAATCGTAGTTTATTTATCTCTGGCATTTCTTCCTCTACATTTTTTTTTAACTTCTCTTGATTACTGCTGATAAATTCTACCAACATGAACAACTCATTTATTTGTGGTGATACCATGTTACCTTTAGGTACACCTACAATAAACTCATTAGCCTTTTTTAAATCTGACAACATTAACTTTTGTTCTGTTTCAATTATGTTTAATCTTTCTACTACAGAAAAAGCAAACCAGGCTCCAACAAGACAAGCACTTACAATAGAAATTAAATTCTTGAATGGCATAGACACCGGTGTCTTATCTGATAAATCTAATCTTCTCATTAGTAGTTAGGTGGCCCTCCACAAAAGGCTAACAATACCATTGCTATAATTAAGCAGCCTGTAAAATAATAATTCATAACACCTCATAAAATATTTGTTGTAGCTCCTAATATAAATATCCAATACACAGTTAAAAACATATAAACTCTTAACCTCATTTTTTGTTATTAATTTTTTTTAACTTATCAAAACTTCTAGCTCCTGTCATACCAAGTAAAGCAAACAGAACTGTCATAAGGGTAGAGCTGTCCAGGGTAGGAAGATCTATTGTTGTACCTCTTAATGCACAGATCCAATTAGTGATTGGTATAACTAAAAATTGAAACATAAAAGCAAACACACATACCCAGGCTAAAGAGGGCCTCCATAATCTTTGCATCCAAGACATAGCTCCTGTAGCTTTTGCATCTTCTCTATTTATTTTTGCTTGTTCTTTATCTACATCAACTAGAGCTTTCATTAATTCTTTTTCTATGTCAGCTTTTTGTCTTGCAATTTTATTTTTATCAGGCACTAGATCTACAGCTTTGTTTAGTATTGGTAGTAGAGCAGTTAGTCCTTGTATCATGTTGATATTCCTTTCCTAGTTTCTTGAGGGTTACATCCAAACTTTATGTACATACCAGCAGAGTTTACATCCTCTGGGCCTATGTCTATAATTTTGTCTAATGAGTTTTGATAGCCTTGCACCATGCAGCTGTAGGCATCTGGAAATGTATTAGGATATATGTGTGGAGGCAAACAAGAGTTTGCAATAGATGAGCATAGTATCATTACAAGTACATATTCCATTAAATAAATTTTCCAATTTTTAAACCTCCTAATATTATAGAAATTATAGCTCCAATATAGAAGATCACTTTAAGACCACCTCGGCCCATAGCTACTTGCTGCTTTAATTCTACAATGTCTTTGGTATTTTGATCTAGATCTTTGTGGATATGA